TACCGCGCCCGACGAATCAATCCTGGTCGCGTGACCTGGAATGTAAGTCCCGACGGCACAATGATCACTTCCTACAATGTAGACATTAAGCCCGTCCCGAATACTGGTCTGAATTCCTTAATCGTATTTCAATCAATTGAAGAAGGCTTGATTGCCCGCGCTGGTCGCACAATTAAGACAGCGATTGAACTTGAACAAGCGTCTTATCGCATGGCATCCGAACCCGTGCCACAAATGGTCTTGATGAATGAAGGAATGAATTTACCGGGCGATCAGGTCGCAGGATTGATGGACACATTCAAGCGCGCTCGCCGTGAACGATCGACAGCATATGTCGAAGGTCCAATCAAGTTAGAAGTTGTCGGTCTAGATTCTGCCCAAATGCAAATGGTCGAAGCCCGTCAATTCTTATCTGCCGACATCGCTAGAACCTGCGGAATTCCTGCCTGGTATCTAAACGCCGAATCCGCGTCAATGACTTATTCAAACGTGACCGCCGAACGTCGATCCCTTCTTGACTTCGGACTTCGCCCATACATTTCCATTATTGAAGATCGTCTTTCAATGGATGACGTAACACCGCGCAATCAGATCGTGCGATTTGCAATTGACGATTTCCTACGCGGAAACCCAATGGAACGCGTCGACATAACGATCAAATTATTGGACGCAGGAATCATCGATCTTGATGAAGCCCGCGCCATGGAAGATCTTGCGCCACGCGGGACCGAACCTGCCACCGATAACGGCACAACACCACCATCACAGACAAGGGAAATTCCAACCCAATGAGATTAGAATTTAGCGCACCGATTACAGCTGCGAACGTAGCAGAAAAAACAATCACAGGCGTCGTCGTGCCTTTTGGGAAGCCTGGCGCGACGTCCATGGGTCCCGTGGTATTTGAACTTGGCTCGATCAACGAAATCGATCCCGCTTCCGTCAAACTTCTTTTAGAACATGACAATCGTCGTCCGATTGGTCGAGCCATTAACTTCAGCGTCACACCTGGCGGAATAAACGGCACATTTAAGATCGCCGAAACCACCGCAGGCGCGGACGCGCTTATCGAAGCGTCGGAAGGATTGCGCGATGGTCTTTCCATTGGCGCGATGATCGACGCCCATGAAATTCGTGACGGGATAATCCATGTCACGTCTGCACGAATGATTGAAACTAGCCTGGTGACTTCACCTGCCTTCAATGATGCCCGTGTTACACAAGTCGCAGCTTCGGATCCCGAAGATGACGAAACAACCGAAACGATCGAGGAGATCGAAACTATGTCAGAACAACCAATCGAAGAAGTCGAAGTGGCTTCGGATGTTGAAGCGTCAAAGGTCGAAGCATCGACTTTCGGATCACCAATCTTCACACAGCCACGCGCACTTCCAGAATTGACCGCTGGTCAATACGCAAGCAAGATCTTGTCAGCACAACGCGGAAATCGCGATGCGATGGATTTCCTAACCGCAGCTGGCGAAGCCACAACAACGGACAACGCAGGTCTTATTCCTGTACCGTACCTACGCGAAATCATTGGCGTAGTTGATTCATCACGTCCATTCATCGACAGCATTGAGCGACGCGCACTTCCTGCAGCTGGAATGTCATTCAGAATCCCACGCTGGCAGGTATTGCCAACGGTTGCCGAAACCGATGAATTGGCTACACCATCCGACACCATGACCGAAATCGATGATCTAGTTGTTGACGTGGTTAAATTTGCCGGTCAACAGCGCGTATCGATCGAGCTGCTCGAAAGATCAGATCCGTCATACCTTGACGAACTTCTTCGCGGACTAGCTGCGTCCTACGCACAACAAACCGATCTTTATGCCTTCACCCAGGGCGTTGTCGGTTGTGGCGCATCAGGTGGAACAGGATACGTCGCAGCTATCGCTGACGCCGTAGCCGATTCAGCTGCCGTCATGCGTTTCAATCCAAACCGTCTATTGGTTGGCGCGACACAATACGCAGGTCTATTGTCTGCGGTTGACGATGCAGATCGTCCACTATTCAACGCCGTTGGTCCAACAACTAACGCAGCTGGAACAAACATCATGTCCCGCGGAAACGTAATGGGTCTTGATCTAGTGGTCGATTACAACATTGGCGCAACTAATATCCTGGCTTACCCATCCGCATATGCTGCCTTCTACGAAAGCGGAACCGCACAAGTCCGCGTCAACGTAATCGACACCATGACCGTGGAAATTGCGGTATATGGATTCGTTGCATTGGCTAACAAGTACCCAACAGCGATTCGGGCAATCACCGTTTCCTAGTTGAAACATCGTGAAGGGGATCGTCCTGGTCCTGAACGGTCCCCTTCACTTCATCCAAAGGAATTCAAATGGCACTTATTGACATCGATGATTTCAAAGAGATCTTAGGCGTCGGCGATCTGTACGCCGATTCACTTCTTGAATCTGCGATGGAATCTGCCGAAAATCTAATCCTTGGATTCTTAAATTTTCACCGCGCTTCAATTGTTGCCGTAACCATTCGGAACAACGTGGCAACATTCGCCACACGAAGCCCGCACGGTTACGTCATCGGACAGCAAGTCACAATCAGCAAGGTCGGAAACCCATTCGACGGAACCCGCACAATCACACGGGTCACCGAATACACATTCCAGGCATCGATTACCAATGCCAATATTGCGCGACGATTGAACGTGCCTGATGGCGATTGCATTCTTCAAGGACAATCAAGTTATTACGACACCAATGAAAATTGCCGGACCGCAGCTCTAATGGTTGCCGTCGACATTTGGAACGCACGTCAATCCGCATCGGGTCAAATGCAGGCTGTCGATTTCAATCCTGGACCATATCGGATGGGACGATCATTGTTGTCCCGCGTCGTTGGATTGATTAGCGAATACCGCGATCCCAAATCGATGGTCGGATAATGTCGAACAAATTAAGCGACGCCCGCGCAGCTCTAAAGACTACGCTGGAAGCGTTAGGCTACATCGTTTATTCCGCACCGCTTGAAAACATGACGCCACCGTGCTTGATCCTGGTCCCTGCGTCCCCATACGCGTCCATCGTGACCGTAGGATCCACGCCACGAATGATCCTGTCATTTCAGGTGACATTGTGTGTCGCAGCTAATGACAATCAAGCTGCCCTTACAAACTTGGACGCGATGATCGCAAACGTGTCCGAAAACCTTCCGACGGGAATTCGCGTCGGGGACTTTACACAACCAAAGATCGTTCAGGTTGGACCTAATGATCTACTATCAACCGACATTCAATTCGATGTCACAATCTAAGGAAATCTAATGGCACTTACCTATGTAACAGGACATGATCTGTCCTTATCGATTGATGGCGATTCATATGATGACGTCGCAGCTTCGGTAACCCTAGCCGTCGAACCAAATCAGCAGACACTTGAAGTTCTATCTGGTCGCGCTTACAAGACTATCGACTACACAGCCACGCTGTCCGTGGAACTTTACCAGGATTGGGGATCCACATCGCCTGCGTCCGTGTGTGAAGCCCTATTCGACGCAGCTGGCGCAGCTGGTGACACAGGAATCGGATTTAGTTTCACAGCAAATGGATCCGTATTTACTGGCGACATATTCCCGAATTTCCCGGAAGTTGGTGGCGCAGCTACCGACGCTCTAACCGTAACCGTGGAATTCGTCGTCGTTGACGGCGCCGTTTCGCGGGCATAACGAAAGGAATCAGGACCAATGAAAATCCAGATCAAAATTAAACATCCCGATCACGGCGTTATGGTCGTGACCACGTTGCCCGCCGATCTTATGAAATGGGAACGGATGACGAAATCAAAGATGACCGATCTTGTTGAAAATCGGCGGGTCGACGGGGAAGATGTTGTCAAGGTCAACATGGGATTTGAAGATCTTATGGTCATGGCGTTCGCTGTATTACAACGCGGAAATCAAACCGACAAGAAATTCGATCTATGGGCGAACGAATTGGAATCCGTCGAATTGGTGGGAATTGATGAAACGGATTTTACCGAAACGGCACTATCGGACGAACCATCGCCGATCTTGCCGTCGAAGGAATAGTCAAGATTAACCTGGAAGATCTTGATTGGGAATTGTTAGGGACCATCCAGAAAATAAGAATCGAAAATTCGAAAAGGAAATGAAATGGCAATCGATCAATCGATCACCGTAGATTACGGGGAATATCGTCGATTGCTTGATTCATTAGGATCCTTGGACAAGGCAGCTAATCGCGAAATGCGACAAGAAGCCGAAATGATTGCCGATCAAATAATGGTCCCCGCTATCAAAGCTGCGATTACTTCACACGCTGGAAACTACGCCCCAAAGTTGAACGCAACTATCAAGACAAAACAAGACAGACTTCCAGGCGTTCGCGTCGGTAATTCGACCAAAACTTCAAGCCGTGGGACCGTGTTAAATTCCCGGACCGCTGGCGGACGTGGCGCGTTTAGCGGTGGCGCAACCACAAACATGATTCGATTCGGTACAATTAAGGGTCAATATGTTTCGCGATCAGGTAAACCGCAATTGTGGGCGCAAGGTATTCGTCCAGGCTGGACAAATACCGCCGACGCAGCTTACGCCGAACCCGCGTTCGCAGCTTGGGCAAGGACCGCGCAAGATTTAGTCGATAGATGGAATCGGGGATCTGAATAATGGCAACAAAAGGAATCGGTCGTCCATTAACGATCCTGTTACAAGCCGACACGACTGGTCTGGCACAAGGTCTACAAGAAGCCCAATCAGGCGTCAAGAAGTTATCAAAATCGATCAACAAAGCTGCACAAGTTGCAACCGTTGCCTTAGCAGGATTGACCGCCGTCGCGCTTGATTTTGCGAAGGCAGCTGCGGAAGATCAAAAATCTGCCTTATTGCTTGAAAAGGCGTTGCAAGATTTAACGGGTGCAACCGATGCACAAGTCAAAGCCGTCGAAGATTACATCACAGCGACATCCCTTGCATTAGGCATCGCCGACGATGAATTGCGTCCTGCGTTCGCCCGTTTAGTAAGATCCACCGATGACGTTGCCAAATCCCAAGAATTGCTTAATCTTTCCCTAGATATTGCAGCTGCGACGGGTAAGCCTTTAGAAGCCGTAGTCAATGCCGTTGGTCGCGCATATGACGGGTCCACGACATCATTGGGTCGACTGGGATTGGGTATTGATAAGGCGACATTGGCTTCGGGCGATTTTGCCAAAATTCAAGCCGAAATTCAATCAAAGGTCGGCGGAACCGCGTCAACCGTCGCAGGTACAGCGACAGGATCATTCGCACGATTGACCGTTGCCGTTGATGAAGCAAAAGAATCGATCGGGGCTGGTCTACTTCCGTTTATCGGTCCGCTAGCCGATAGCCTTGCAAGACTTGCGCCAATCATCGCAGAGAATTCAGAATTGATTCTTGGAATTGGTGCGGTGGTGGGTGCATTATCTGTCGCAATTATTGGCTTGAAATTTGCGCTAATCGCGACCAATGCGATCATGGTCATCACGACAACAATCGGGGCAGCTCTAAAGATCGGCTATTTGACGTTAGCAGCTGCGACAGGATCGGCGACCGCAGCTCAAACCCTGGCGGAACTTACTTACAAAAAATCCATCGTTGCCCTGGTTGCTTACAATCTCGCGATGGCAGCTCAATCGGCAATTACTGGGGTCGTTACAGCTGCCCAATACGCGCTCAATCTAGCC